AAGAGCCTCGCGACAGCCGGAAACGGTCCTCGCGGGGTTCGTATACATCCAACCAACGTGAGGGTTGAGGCTCCTCGGCTTCGGTCGGCGGGTTTTTCATTTAATGACCCTCGGCCTGACCGATGGTCAATCAGAATTCAAACACAGGGCAGCGCACACACCCCATAGCACCTTAGCAAAGCGGCGCTGACCCTGTACCTCTTGGAGTAACGATGTCACTAACCCTCGCCCTCACCTTGGGACTAACCGGGTCTGTGGCAGGGACAGGTACGTCTACACCGACGCTTCCGAGCGGGTATGCGGCGGAAGTGGCCGATTCTAAGCTGACCGTCACACTTCCGAATTGGGAGCAGTCGGCAACCTACAGCCTGACCCCGAATGACACGCCAAAACTGACTTTGGAAGTCACAGCCCCAGGTTACGACACATCCAAGACGCTCGGCACGAATGTTCGTACGGTGATTGCAACGGCGATGTTCACCGAGACAGATGACAGCGCCAACACCATCGTCGTCTTCTGGCTGGACGAAAGCGTTTTCGTTGGCGACACGGTAAAGATTACGGCAATTAGCGGCTGGGCGACGGATACAAGCGGGGGTGGAGAATCTGCGCAGACGTTCACTGACGTTCCGATCACGAACAACTCGACACGGACCTACGCGCTTATCAAGCCGACCATGAACTTTATCACGGTTCCGCGAGAAGTCGTGACAGGTAACTTCGATGTCGAGATTTCGGTAACGCATTACTTCGCCCGGAACGGCAAAGAAATTCAGGTTTGTAATTTCACAGCAACGGACTCCAGCGCGAATACGTATTCTGTAGATGTTACGTCGATGTCGGTTTCATCCTATTCCGCTGACGATCAACATTCCGTTGTGTGTTACAAAGGGACAATCGTTACCTCTGGGCTGGTGAATGGTTTGGTTACTGTCCGAGCGACAGGCTATCCGATCATTGGCAATGCGCTTGCAGTCAGAACAAGCGATGGTACAGATGGGTTTGATGATTTCGTTGTCTACCTGGACAAGACATCCAGCCTTAACCGGTATTATGCCTATGTCGATGACGGCAACGCGGGCGGTGCGCCTGCTCCGTCTACTACGAGGGCGGATGTGGTCGGTGTTGCTGCAAAAGCATACGGAAACTGCGGCGCTGCCATTGCTGCATTGAAGGCAGCGACAAGTCATGGCGATGCAGGTAACTGTTTTGTTGTGTGTGCAGCGTCTACAGGAATGGCGTTCACTGAAGGCACGGGCGGCGGCACGGGATCGACCGGCGATGTCTGGTGTACGATAGAACCGGAAGAATCGGCGACAGTCGTATTCAAGCAACCAGATATCCTGCCGACATCGACGGGCGGGAAGTTCCGGTTCAAGGCGACATCTTCCGAAGACGGAACAGGCGACCTGTCCTTCGATCAAACTGGATTCGACGGCGCGATTGTCTGGATGACGAACAACGACGACGATATGATCTGGCTGGATAACGTGGATACGACCGGCAACGGTTCGAACGGATCCACGCTGATGTTTTACCAGTTCCGCAAGGCGTACAAGACCGGCGGCGCTGCCACCAACATGCAGTTCATGCAGCGGTCGACAGGGAACAACCAATGGGCTTTGATCCGGGGCGGCACGTTCTCTAACTGCATCATGCAGGGGTATAACGTCCACGGGGTGGACGGTCAGTCAGAGTCTCGCGTGTCAATGCTTCGAAACTCGACCGACACAACGCCATCGTTCAAGAATTCACTGGTTACGTGTTCCACGTTTATGTCCATGAGCGCCAATATTGCCATTGACGGTTTCGCGATGGGTACAGAGACGGCGGACGGCGAAGACCTGGGGATTTTGAACGTCCTTCTGGAGACGGTCGGCACACAGCCCCTTGCGAATATAGCCAGCGCCGATGCTGGCACGCTTGAGTGTCGAAACGTTTGCCTGCATCACGTCCAGACAGCCGGACCCACAGGCGGCGGTGGTGGCCGCAACAACATGTTTTATGACTGGTCGGCTACGGCTTCACCATACACAGGCCCGACCATCAGCGAATTGATTTCCATGATTGGTTGCGCATGGACGGATTGGAATTTCAAGGGCCGTCTCAATACCCCAACGGTTGCAACGCGAACCGGGAACGATGAGATAGCCATCGGTGGCGTCGGATTCCACGGAAATATTTGTATCTACGGCTCTGTTGCAGGAGCCGATCCTGTCTTCCCCGGCGTGAACGGCGAAGACACGGTGACGACCGTTTATGTTAGCGACCTTACCGGAACAACTGGCGGCGGGGATTATCACACGGCATCGACAGGCTGGGACGACCGGGTAGCGATAGGCCGGCAGGTCGTGCCGTTCGATCTTGAGGGTACGGCTATTTCAACCAGCGTTACGTCGAAGTGCGGCGTTTACCAAAATGATAGTTAATCGCAACTCCGGCGCTGCTGGCGCTTACGAGGCATAGGAGAAGACAATGGCTACAGCATGGATAATGGAAGCAAGCGAGGTTGGAAGGCAGTCAGGGAATGCGGTGCCTGTTATGCCGCTATCTTCGTCCGTTAAGACGGTGACATACACAACAAGCACGCAATCATCTGCGCTGGACACAGGGTCGAAGTTTATCAGCATCGTCGCTGACGCTGACGCATATGTTGCGATTGGTTCAAATCCGACCGCGACAGCATCAAGTTGGTATATTCCGAGCGGGTCGGTCCACTCCTTCACTGTGGACGGCGGCGAATTAGTCGCTGTTTATGATGGGTCGTCGTAAGAGGGGCTTGATTAAAAATCAAGATTTTCAACATGGCACATGGTGGCAAGAGACCGGGCGCGGGCAGGCCGAAAGGATCGGAGTCCAAAGTCACGGTAATGCTCAAAGAGGCTATACTGAAAGCTGCGGAAGAAGCTGGTGGTGAGGGCGGAACGGTCGCCTATCTTACGGCCCAGGCGAAAGACAACCCGACAGCGTTTCTTTCGTTATTGGGCAAGGTTTTACCGATGCAGGTTGGCAACGCTGATGACGAAGAATTCAAGGTCAGCGTGGTGAGGCGGTTGATTGTCAGACCTTGACATCGACACAGCGGAAGTTTTCGTGCCGCTGTTGGAGGATGCAAGATACAAGGGCGCACATGGCGGCCGCGGTTCTGGCAAGTCGCATTTCTTTGCTGAGTTGCTTGTTGAGGACGCCATATCCAATCCGGGCCTTCGTGTTGTCTGTGTTCGTGAAGTCCAGAAGACGCTAAAGGAATCGGCCAAGCGGTTGATAGAGGACAAGATCGGCAGTCTTGGTGTCGGCAGGATGTTCAACGTCCTCAACGACAGCATACAGACTCCCGGCGGAGGGATTGTGCTTTTCCAGGGGATGCAGGACCACACTGCGGAATCAATCAAGTCGTTGGAGGGAATGGACCGGGCGTGGATTGAGGAAGCGCAGACGCTATCAGAACGAAGCCTTGAACTGTTGAGGCCGACCATTCGCAAGCCCGGTTCTCAGATATGGTCAAGCTGGAATCCGCGAAACGCCAGCGACCCGATCGACAAGTTTTTACGCGGCCCAGAACCGCCGGAAAGTTCAATTGTCATCCGGGCTTTGCATTCGGACAATCCGTGGTTTCCGGCAGAACTTGAAGCGGAACGGCTGCACGACAAAAAGACCAACCCCGACCGATACGCACACATCTGGCTGGGAGAATACGAACCGATGGCGCTTGGCGCTATCTGGACGCGGCAGGTTCTGCACGAAGGGCGAAGGTTAGACCCGCCGCCAATGAAGCAGATTGTCGTTGCTGTTGATCCGGCGGTCTCAAGTGAGGACGGATCGAACGAACATGGCGTTGTTGTTTGCGGGTTAGGTGAGGACGGCAGGGGTTATCTTCTCGATGACGTGTCTCTCAAAGGCACGCCAAGACAATGGGCGGATAGAGCCATAGCGGCTTTGGACAAATGGGAAGCCGACGCCATCGTGGTTGAGATAAACCAGGGCGGCGACATGGTGAAGCACACGCTCAATTCAGCCCGTCCGGGTGTTTCGGTTCGGGAAGTACGGGCGACAAGAGGAAAGCACGTCAGGGCAGAGCCGATCAGTTCGCTGTATTCGTTCGGCAAGATTTCGCATGTCGGCACCTTCCCTGAACTGGAAGACCAGATGTGCAAGATGACAGCAGCAGGATATGAAGGCGAAGGTTCGCCGGATAGATGTGATGCGATGGTGTGGGGATTCACCGAGTTGTTTCCGTCAATGACCAAGAAAACGACGAAGAAAACCGATGCACGCGGGCGACCCGGCCTCGCAGTGGGGATTTGTTAATGGATGATGATCTGATCAAGGAAGCCAAAGAGGCCTTCAAGGTCGCAGAAGACGCAGAGTTTGAAAACCGCGAGTGCTGGTTGGAAGACTTGAAGTTCGGGCGTCTGGGCGAGCAATGGGATGATCGGGTGAAGCAGGCCCGTGAACTGGAACAGCGCCCGTGCTGGACGTTTAACCGGATGCCTGCGTTTACGCGCCAGGTAACGAACGACGCCCGCCAGAACAAGCCACAGATCAAGGTTTTTGCGGTAGACGATGAGTCCGACGACGACACGGCGGAAATCCTCAACGGGCTAATTCGAAGCATCCAGGTGCAATCGAATGCCGATGCAGCTTATGACACGGCGATTGATTTCGCTGCTTCGATGGGGATCGGGTATTTTCGGATAAATCTTGACTATGCGTTCTATGACTCGTTCGACATGGACATCAAGATTGACCGCATCATCAATCCTTTTTCGGTATATGGCGACCCGTATTCCACAGCGGTTGATTCAAGCGATTGGAATACAGCGTTCGTTACGGACATGCTGACGGAAGACCAGTTTAAGGAGTCTTACCCTGACGCAGAACCGGTTGATTGGGAATCCATCCGAACGACGGATGCAAAGGACCAGTTGTGGTTTGCAGACAAGGCGCTGCGGATCGCGGAATACTGGAAGCGCGACGAAACCGACGCCGAATTTCTGCTGATGTCGGACGGGCAGATACTTGAACAGGCTGTTTACGAAAAGCAGCGGGATATGTTCGAGGTTGAAGGTGTCACTGTTAAGACAACCCGCCCAGGCAAGGCCCACAAGGTGACGCAGTACAAGATGGCTGGCCATCAGGTTCTTGAAACGAACGAATGGCCCGGTCGGTATATCCCGATTGTCCCGGTTCATGGTGAGGAGGTGATTGTAGAAGGCAAGCGCCGGTTCTTCTCCCTGACGCACGCTGCGCGGGACGCACAAAAGGCTTACAACGCATGGAGGACATACACCACCGAAGTTGTGGCGCTGGCCCCCAAAGCGCCTTGGGTTGGCCCTGCTGGCGCGTTTGATGTCGATGCGGAGCGATGGGCGACGGCGAATACGCAGAACCACCCCTATCTTGAGTATGACGCCGAAGCGGTAGCTAGGGCCGGTGGTATGCCTCCTCAAAGACAGCCCTTCGCCGGTATCCCGGCGGGTGCGTTGCAGGAAGCTATGTCTGCGTCCGATGATATGAAGTCCGTCATCGGGATTTACGACGCAGGGCTTGGCCAGCGGTCCAATGAGACATCGGGTAAGGCTATCCTTGCCCGCCAGAAGGAAGGCGATACCTCGACATTCCATTTCGCGGATAACCTGAACAGGGCGATCCGCCACGCTGGCAAGATTATCGTTGACCTTGTTCCGAAGGTTTATACCCGGCCCAGAATGGCGAGGATTCTCGGCGTGGACGGCACGGCCAAGCGGGTGCCGCTCAATCAGGAAGTTATTCCGAAAGAAGATGAAAACGGCGAGGTTCAATATCTCCCGGCTTACAATCTGGAACAGATGCCCGATGGCGTTGTGCCTCGTGTGTTCGATATGACAACGGGCAAGTATGACGTGGATGTTGATTCCGGTCCGTCGTACAATACGAGACGGCAGGAAGCAGCCGACCAGATGATTGAACTTCTGAGAGGATTTCCGCAGGCCGCGCCGTTGATCGGTGACTTGCTTGCGAAGAACCTAGACTGGCCGGAAGCCGACGAAATCAAGAAGCGCCTGCAACACCTGTTGCCGCCTGAATTGAAGGGCAAGGGCGATCCGAAGGTTGCCGAGGCGATGAAGGTCATCGAAGCCCTCAAGGCCGAATTGCAGGCTGCGTCAGACGACAAGCAGGAACGCATGGCCAAGGTACAGACAGATATCGAGAAAGTGAAAATCGATGCTTACAAGGCCGAGACGGAACGCAACAAGGTCAACGCAGAGATAGCGGACAAGCTGACCGAGGACGACAAGCCGGACAACTCCGTGGAACTCGAACGTATGAAGATGGACCACGCATCAAGAGAGAAGGCGCTTGATCGCGGGTTGCAGATACAGCTTGCACAGATGAAAGCCGAAAGCGACCAGCAGGGCGATGTGTTGAAGGCCATGCTTCAAGAGTTACAGAATTCAGTCAACGCGATG